GATGGCGTTGGCAAGTTCGGCCATCGGGGCGACAAAGGCGACCAGTTCGCCGTCCTGCCTGCCGCTGGCGGCGCTTTCCGGGCCGTAGCCCAACTCGGCCACCAGGGCGACGTGGCCGTCGACCGGTTCCGGCCAGTAGCGGCTGGACTTGATGGAATAGTCGCCCTTGTACTTTTTCAGGTAGTTTTTGATTTCGGCCAGCGTTTCAACCGGGATGGTCAGCATTTGGGTTTTTCCCTTGGTGGTCCGCTCGATTGCCACCATATTACGCTAGCTAGCGCATGAAGTCAAGCCCTGACTTTGGGTCAAAAATCTAGGCGCAGTTCGGCCCATTTTGGAAAGAAAAACCCGCCGTTAGGCGGGTTTGGGGGAGGTGGCGGGGGCGAGAATGGGCAGGTTGGCTGGCAAAAGCGTCTCCAGCTTGGTCAGCCACTCGGGCGGCACCACGTTGATGGCGCGGCAGGCCGGGTTGGACTTGCCGCCCCGGCAGCGCCGCCAGACGCTGGGCGCGAGCGGGATACCGCCGACTTCCACCTTGTTGGAGGAAACCAGCAGGGTATCGCCCTGGCGCTCGCCTATCTGCGTGCCGCAGTTCCAGCAACGCAGCACCGTGCCATACGCCACACCGGGCTTGCGCGGCTCGTTGCCGCCGACACTCACGCGCATGCCCAAGATGGACGGGTTGTTGTTGCCGGAAATGAACACCGGCGCGGCCGAGTTAAACATACAAAGACCTCCTTACAAGGTCGCGTAGCCCAATACTCTTGTTGCCCTGTTGATACTGGTCCAGCAAAGACTGGAAGTCATCGGCTGGTGAGCCGCCGGGCGCTCCGCCCGGGTACATCGGTGTGTTCGGCCCCTGCTGCTGCGGCTGCATCTCCTGCCCGCCCATCTGTCCGGCCACCTGCTGCGCCTTCTGCGCCTGCCGGACCGACTGCTCCATATCGTCCAGCGGCAAGAAACCGAACTGCGGGTCCTGGATGAGAATCATGTCGGCCCAGGCCGCTTCCACCGGGTCGAGCCGCAGCATCTTGCGGGCGTCGTTGAGCGTCAGCGCCGGGCGCGGCGGGGTGGAATACAGCGTGGCGACCGCTGCGTAAACTTGCTGCTCGTCTACCGTGTCAATCTCGTCCAGCTTAATCATCACCAGCGACAGGCCCAGGCCCCGGCGCACCAGTTGGGTGTTGAGCAGCCACTCCAGCGTTTCCTGGCGCGGCCGGATTTCGGTGGTCTTGACCGTTTCAATCTGCTGGCTTCCGGTGCCGCCGCCCAGGTGAGCCGACTCGATGACACCCACAATCGACGGCGACAGGCCGTGCACCGACACAATCACGTCGCGCACCGCGTCGCGGTATTTCAGGATAAACGGCCACCAGCGTGGCTCGGGCGATACCTGCTGGAACGTAATCTTGCCGCCCGTCGGAACTTCCAGCGCCAGGGTGGCGTGATAGTTGCCGACCAAGTCGCGCCGGAAAAACTTCTCGATGGTGCTGATGGTCACCGGCGACCACGAGCCGCCTTCCAGCAGCACCGCATACAGCGGCACCGCCTTGTCGGTGAAAAAGCGCAGCATGAAGTCGCGTGACTCCGCGCCGCCAATCATGTCGGCCATAGCCGAATACCAGCCGGGGATGCCGTAGTACGGGTCCTGCGGGTGGTAGCTGATGTAGCGCAGGACTTCGGTGGCCTCGTCCTTGCCCCAGTCCTTTCCGGCGTCAAAGCCGTCTTCGTCCGGGTTGCCCTTCCACTCGCGCCACTCGCCAGTGCGGGCGTTCAGGTGGCGCGGGTCGCCATAGCGCTTGAAATACACCGGGGTGGTGTAGGGTGGGGTGACATAGGCGAACCGCTCGTGGTCGCGGGCCACGCGCATGTGCAGGGCGCTGATGTGGTTGGCGCGAGCCGGTTCGTCGTCCTCGTCGCGCAAAATCTCCCAGTTCATGTTGCCGAAGGCCTCGAAATCCCCCCAGCCGCGCTCCAGAATCTCGCGGGTGGTGGTGTCGTCGCACAGGTCTTCGATGAAGTTGCGCAGCCGCTGGACCTCAATCTTCGCCGTCGCCAGCTTCTCTTTGGCCTCTTTGTAGCCCTCGCGGGACAGTTCCTGCTCTTTGCGCTCCTCGGGCGTCGACCGCTCCCACTTGCGGACGGTGATGCGGGCGTCGCGCTCGTTGAAGCGCGTGATGACCTTGATGCCCAGCCCGGCCACCATGCGCGCCTTCTTGGACACACAGATGGCGTGGGTGGGGTTGTTGAGCAGAAACTCAGCCAGCATGGTCGGCTTGAGATACGGCTCGGCCAACTGGCCCAGGCGATAGAAGTTCTTGGGCGCATCCTTGGGAATCTTGGTGCGCGCCGGTCCTTTGACAATCATCGCCTTGACGAACGGCACGCCGTCTTTCTCGCCACTCTCGGTGGGGATGATTGCGATTTTCGGCTGCTTGACTTTGCCCATGTACTGCTACCTTTTCGGCTCGCTTGCGCCCGGCACAAATATCTCAAACCACTGGCGGTCCATCCGGTTCCGGAACACCACCTTGGCAGGCTTACCGGTCGGTCCCCCGCCAATTAACCCCTCGGTGCCGCGATAGTTCTGCCACAGATACTTCTTGGCTTCCTTGGCCCACTCGCGAGCCGACTCCCAAAAATACCACGGCTTGCCGTGGCCTTGCTCATACATCACCCGCGCATAGGCAGGCGGGATATGCGAGTAAAAGCCGCCCTTGATGTAAAAGTGTGACAGCTTGGCGCGCTTGGTCGCCGCCTTCAGCGCCGCCTCGTACTCTCGGTTTTCCGCGTCCCAGTCCGCCTCGGTCTTCCGGCCAGCGTCGATTTCGTCGCGCAACTTGCCGAAAAACTCGCTGTCCTGAAACTTCTGGGGCAGCGTTTGCTCTATCCGGTGAAAATACAAGAACGGGTCGCTGTGCCCAAACGGACTGGCCCAATAGCCCCGCGGCACCGGTGGCCGATTGCCGCCCCTGAGCTTCCCCACACCCCCGCCCGGTCGCCAGTGCTTCTGCCGGACGGCGTTCGGCCCGCCCATGCGGGTCATCAACAGCCCGCCGGTGCCAAAAACGAACTTGCCGTACTTGCCCTGGCCGTGTTCGCCGCGCTCGCCTGTCCAGCGCCCGTGGTCGTCGCGTGCCTCGGCAGGATTGAATTTCGCCTTCAAGGCGACCTCAACCTGTGTTCGGAGCGTCATATCACCATAGCTCGTGCTTGGTTGCCGGTGGTAAATATAACAAATGTGCTTAAATATTTCACGGCGAACCACAAAGCCATCACCGTGTCGGAGTAGCGCGCCACCCCCAACTGGTTCAGTTCGCCCAGCATGATGTCGGTCAGGACCGTCGCCCCCGGGGCGTAGGGAAAGTGAAACCGGCCCGCCTCCGCCAGCGGCTGCATCATCGGGATGCCCTCGGTCGGGTCGTTTTTGTTGCGGCCGGTCTGGTGCGGCACGACTTCCAGGCCAGGATGGTCGGCTATGACTGTGGCGGTCATGGCTCCCTGGTAGGCGTTGGACTCCACCACCACCGCGTGCGGGCTGAAGTTCTTTATCAGGCTGTCGATTTTCTTCACCTGCGACGGGAAATCTAGCCGGTCGCGGAATAGGTGCAGCATGACGAAATGGCCGTCCTGGCGCAGCGCCAGCACGATTGCCACGAAATACGAGCCGGTGCCGTGGGTATCACCCAGCGACAGGTCCACCGACACCACCTTTTTGACGAAATCGTCGTACGGGTACTCGCCCAGGTTGGGCTGGTCGACGTCCTTGCACTTCTCCAGCCACGCCAGCGGGAACGGGCTGTCGGCGTCGGCCATCGAGATATTGCGGTAGTTCTGGTTAAACTGGTAGGTGCCGATGAGGACCAGCCGCTCGCGCAGCCGGTACTCCGGCCACTTCTCCGGCCAGAGCGTGACCCACTCGCCGTCCGGCTTCTCAGGCGTGACCGGCTTTTCCTCTACGATGGCGTCATAGCTGCGGAAGTAGTACTTGGGGTTCTGCTCGAGGTCGGCGTAGTAATCGGCGTAGTGCTTCTTGGTGCCGATGAAGCCAATCTGGTTGTCGGCCTCCAGCACGCCGATGAGCACGCCGTGAATCCAGTCGCGCAGCCGCTGGCGCTGCTCAGGCGTCTGGACTTCGTCGTCGCGCACAATGTCGTCCGCGATAATGTACTTGGCGCGCCGCGACAGGATAGCCGTGCCTTCACCGAGCGCCACCACCGACGGGTGCCCCTGCCCGGCCTCGCGCACCACGATAATTTCCGAGTTGGTCCACTTGACCGGGTCGTCGGGCTTCAGCCGCCCAAAGCCCTCCTGCAGCAGCAGGTTGGTTTCCAGGTTTTCCTTGATAACGCGTAGCTGCAGTTCGGCCACGGCGGTCGAGGAGGACACCAGCATAATGGTGCTGGAGCCGTCCATGCACAGCCGCCACAGCGGGTAACCGGCACCGAACGAAGTGGACTTGGAATGGTCGCGGGGAGCCAGCACGCAGAAGAACTGCTGGCCGGTGGCAACCTTCATCCACTCGCGGTGAAACGGCTTGTAGGGCAGTTCCTTCCGCAGAAACCAGTTGCAAAACGACCACATCGACTCGGTGTGGTAGGTGCAACGCTCCGGCGACCATGCCGGATAGGTGAGGCCTTTCTCGTATAGGCCCCGAACGTACTTAGCTTTTACCTGTAAATCGGAAGGCACGCGCTGGTATCCCTTGATAGCCCGGGAAAGCGCGTGCGGGCGTTAGCGCGTGGTTTAGATTATAGCCTCTGCGCAGAGGCTAGTCGTTAACGCCAAAGCTCCGGTACACCCAGCCATGGGCTGCGGCCATCTTGCGGTTGGCGTAGTCCTGCACGAAAGCCGCCTCGGCCATGACGCGCTGCGGCTCCGGTATGCGCTGCCGGTCAAACTCCTGGCGCGCCTCATTCTCATAGGCTATGTATTCGGCCTTGCCGGGCACCGCTTCGATGCCCCAACCGTGCTTGGGCCGCTCCATGACATAGTTCATGTCGCGAGACACCGCCCAGACGGCCTGCAGGTTGTAATACAGTGCCGCCTGGATATCCTGGCCGGACAAAGGCACGTTGGCGACGCCGTTGTCCGGGTGGTTGTGGACCATCACCCCGTCCTCAAACCGCAGCGTCGACAGGCCCGAGCCGCCCGGGTAAGTGCTGACGCCAACCTTGTCGCCTGAGCGGTGAAACAGCATCTCGCCGTCGGGCGTGAAGATAGCTGCGTGCTCGTAGGGCAGGTTGCGGATTTTGTCCACGAACTCGCCAATCCCCACCCCGGCCACCTCGGGCGGCTCGTGGCCGAGCAGGCGGTCGATAAAGCCCTGGCGCGCCCACTGCCCCTTGGCATCCCGCGCTTGGTCCGGGTTCCACTTCATCAGGCTCACTCGCACTTGGTCGCGCAGCGTCATTTCAGATGCGCATCGTCATGGCTAAATAACTGCATCGGCTTCCAGCCGTCCTTGGTCTTGTACTCAATCCTGCTGGGGTGAATCTTGCTGCGCACAAAAGCGTCCGAGGACTCGTTGCGACCACCAAGCTCGCGCAGATGGTCGCGTAGCACGCGCAGCGTCATGTTGTGGTGCATCGACTCCTCGGGCAGGAATTTCTCGGTTGCCTGCTCACTGGCGGCAAAATAGGTGCGCGGCTCGCGCCCTGTTCCGCCTGCCCTGGTCGGCCATTCGGCCTGTTCCTGCCGAAAGCTGGGCCGGTGCGGCTTGAGGCCGTTGGCCTGAATATCCTCGGCGTTCTCGTGGCTGGTGACGTGGTAGGCGTAATCCGTGTCCGGCCGGACGGTGGTATGGCCGGTGATACCGGAACCCACCCCGCCTTTCAACGCCAGTTCCACAGCTTTACGCAGTTCCATTTAGCGCCCCAGCAGTTGCGACACCAGTCCGTACAGCGGATTATCCAGCGACTTGGCGACCATCTGCCCCCTGGCTGACTTGAAGGCCTCGATGGCAAAATAGTTTGCCAGCCCGGGCTTGCCGCTGACTCGCGCCCCGTGCTCCAGCATCAGCAGCTTGCGCGCCTGGATGTTGTGCCCGTACTCATGTAGATACCAGGAGCCAATGACCGCGTCGGCCGCGCCCTGCGGCGGGGTCTTCTTGGGGTTGATGGGCCGCAGGATGCGGGTGTTGATGCGCACCACGCCGTCCTTCATCTCGGCGGGCGTCAGCGGGTGGCGCGACTGCTGCAGGCTCAGCCACGTACTGACCGCGCCCGCCGTGGGAGGCGTAGGGGCCACTGAAACCGTGATGGGCGGAGCCGCTGGGGCAGGCGCAGGAGTTGCCGCCACCACCTGGGCAACATGCGCCGCAGTCGCCGCAGTCATGGCAGATGCCGCTCGTCGTTTTGCGGCCAATGACTGCGCCACCTGGGCGGCAGGCTGGACGGGGGCCAGCGGAGGGGCAGGCGGATTGGGCGACGGCAGGCTGGACGTGGGAATAGCCGCCCCTGCGGCCGAGAACGGGTTTATCGGTGGGCTGGGCGGGACCGCGTGGCCCAGCTTGCCTGCCGCGTCCGAATACGACAGGCCACTGAAATCGTTGCCGTCCGCGTCCGCGCCGGAATAGATGCCCGAGCCGGGCGTGTCCTCAGAGGCGAAGCCCAGGTCGGACGAAATGACGTGCGAGCCGTCGTCGTCCAGGCGCTCGCGATAGTTGTGCGGGGCGTTCTTGGGCGCAAATGTCACGCTCGGCGGAGGCGCGGGCGTATGCGGCTGGATGCTGGTGGTCAGCACCGGCCGGGAACTGTTGGGCGTATCCGAGTCAAACTGCACCGAAGTGTGCAGCCCGTTTGGCCCGGAGCCAGTGCGCGTGACCGTGCCGGGGCCATACGTGGCGTGTACGACGCGGTCGCCATAGTTGTACGACCCGTTCTTGGGCGCAAACTGCCCGCCTTGGGGGGAGCCAGCCGGAAGGTGGGCCGGGTTGGGATTGAGCTTGGAAAGCACGAGGTTACGCAGCATAATATTTGTCCTTGAGCAGCCGAACTTGCATCTGCTCGCGCAGCGATAGCTCTTTGCTGACCGCTGGCTCGCTGTCGTCGTCGTGCAGGAACACCGGCACGTAGTACCGCTCGTCCTTCTGTAGCTCGGTGCGCTTCTCTTCCCACACACCGTTGGCGAAATCCTTCAAGCGGTAGACGGTGAAGGCCAGAATGTCGTCGGGGTCGATGGGCTGTTCGCTGCGATAGTCGTCCGGCCCGCCCTTTTCGTCGTGGGCCATGTACTTGGGAGGCCGCACCTCAAAAATCGCATAAGCCAGCTTGTTAGTCGGCAATCCGCCCGCCGCATAGTTCTGGCGGTCCAGAGCCTCGCGGGCGTACTGCTCGGCGCTGGCCTTAGAGGCAGAAAAGAACACCGAGCGCGCCCGCACCGGGTTGTTGTCGGACTCGTCAAAGTTGCTCTGCATCTCCGGCCGGATGCCGTTCTGCAGCACGCTCTTCAGCTTGTCTTCGGTGGTGCCGTGGAACATCGACGGCTGGTCGCCAAAATAGGCGCGAGCGGTGTCGTGCATGACCTTGACGGTCGGGCTGTCGAAGTTGACGATGTGGATATCCTTGACGGTGGAGTTGGGGCGCTTGGCCGCAAACTGCATCGCGGCATTCATGGCCGCTTCCGCGCCCACTTGCTTAGGCACGCCGAAAATGCCGGTGCCCAGGCTGGGAATGGCTATGGAGGTGTGGCCTAGCTCCGCCGCCTTGTCCAGCGCGGAAGTGTAGGCTTGCTCTAGCTGTTCCGGCTCGCCGCTGGTGCCGCCGCGCCAGATGGGAGCCACGGCGTGAATGATGTGCTTGGCTGGCAGAGTGCCTGCGCCGGTAACAGCAGCGCTGGTGTGGGTGATGCGGCCGTGGGCCTTTATCCAGGCGTCGGACTCGGCTTGAATAGTCGGCCCGCCCTTGCGCGACAGCGCCCCGGCCAGTCCGCCGCCGTGCTGGAGCCACTCATTGGCGGCATTGACGATGGCGTCCGCGCCTATCTTGGTCAGGTCTCCCTGCGAGATATGCAGCGTCTTGCCGTTGCCCAGGTCAGCGCGGTATAGCTCGTGCCCGAAGCGGTGACCGTGCACCGACTGCGGCGTGCCGTCCGCGTGCGGCCCCGGGCCGTGGTGTTTATTAACTTGTTCCAGAGTAAGCTGCCTGAGAGTCATCGTGTAACTCCGCCCGGATAGGCCCACTGAAAGTGTCGGGCAATCCGCGTAAATAGGCCTCGGTGTTGCCGCGCAACGCCATATACCTCAACTTATCACACCAGCCGCTGGTCACCAATTCCCTGCCGTTCCAGGTTATCTCCCCCACCACCGCGTCGTTCTGATGCAGCCGGACGTGAATCACTTCTTATCTCCCTGAATTTTCTGCGCGACCTTTTCACGCAGGGTTGTTTTCTTAGCATGCAGCCAGTTGGCGTTGTCGCCTTCGTCTACGTTCAGCGCGCCCTTGGTGGAAATGCCCACCGGGTCGTCGGACTTCGCTACCACCACATGCGCAGTGCCCGGCCCGCCCAAAACGACCACTTCCTGCTCGTGCGGCGAACCAATCACCCCTATGCCGCCCACCGAAAATATCCGGTCGCGGGGAAACGTAGCGGTAACCACTGCCCCAGCCAGTCCGGTCGCGGCTTCGTTCACGTCCATAAACCGCTTGGCGAGCACCGGGTCCAGGCTCCAGGATGACAACGGCGCGGAAGTAATCGGCTGCGCGGGGTAATCACCCGCCGCCAGCGGGCTGCTCTTCATGCCTCGCGTCAGCGTCACTTCGTCTATTCCGTTGGCCTTCAAATATTCCTGGGTCTGGTCGTAAATCGAGCGCGCCATCTTTTTGAACAAAGCACTCATGCCGCTGTAGGGGTTGGGCATCCAGGACGGCGTGCCGTCATAGGCGTCTTGAATACCGAACTCGGCCTGCGCTGCCTTTTGCAGCGACGCGGAAATCGCCACGCTGGCGACGTCGGTCGCCCAGGCTGCATGCAGGCTCTTGACCGCATGCACTTCCGGCTGTGGATACACCGGCTCGGGCAGGCCGCGCATCTCGTCCTCTTCGGTCTGCTTATTCGCCATGCGCACAAACTCCTGGAAGTCGGGCGCGTCTTTCACGGCCGCGACCAACTGCTCAACCGGCGGGGCATCGTCAAAATCGGGCGGGTTGGACTTGGTTGCCGCCTTTTGCAGGCTCTTGAGCTTGTCGGTCGCGGCGATGTTGGGGGTCGTGTGGCTCGCGCCTGCGGTCCACTGCCCACCCCCTGGCTGTCCGGCGGGCACCCGCGTTTCAGTGGCGTCGTACTTGGCGACCAGCCCGGTCCACAGCGCGGAATCACCCAGGCCGAAGCCCTTGGGCGTCAGGTTGACGATTTGCTGCATCAGCCGCCCGCGGGTCTGGCTCGACTTGCCCGGCAGATGCGGCCAAACGGCCGTCATCTCCTTGGCGAGCAACTCCAGACGGCTGTCGAGCGGGAGCCAGCCGATATTCGATTTTGCCAGCGCTGGGCGGGTGTCGGTGGCTCCCCCGGCCACATAATAAACGGCGAGCGTGTCATCGCCCGCCTCATAAACGCGAAATCGCCCATCATCGTGAACCAGTTTAGGCGTGACGGGCGATGGGGATAGCCGCTTATGCAAAGCGGAAATGGCAGACTCTTCCTGCCATTTCCGCAACTGACGCGAGTGATTCATTCGTTGGGGTCAAAACCCCATATCCGTGTGGATAGCCGGGGCGCTGGAGGCCCGCAGCCCGTGCGTCAACAGTCCCTCGCGCACGTTGTTGAACGTCCGGTGGTCCTGGGTCGACTTCGACAGCGTCCGGAATTCCTGCGCGGCGGCGACCGTGTCGGCCTTCGCCAGCGAGTTTGCCATGCGCAGCAGGCCGGGGTAGTCCGGCGAATCCGGTCCGACCACCACCGACAGGAAACGCACGCCGTCCGCCAGCGGCTTGAGCATGCCGGTCTTGAAAACGGTCACCTGCGCCGGAATCTCCGTCGGGGGGACGATGGCGCGGGTGTCGCTGGTGGGCGCTTGATTGGTAATCTGCTCGCCGGGCCTGATTTGCTCTTTGGCGACCGCCGACCAGATTTGGTTGGCCGGGTCGTACCCCTTCGTCAGTTCGTCGGGGTAGACGGCGCTGAGCAGGGACTCGGCCGCATCCTCAGCCGACTTCTGCAGGTTGGAGATGGTCTGGCCGTTTTCATCCACGGCGCGCCACAGGCTGCTCAGTTGTGGCTCAACGTAGCCGTAGCGCGTCCGGCCGACCATGACGTCGTAAGAAACACCGTTGACAGACTTGCGCAGGATGGACTGGCGCAGGCGGTATTCCGGCAGGTGCAGTTCGCTCTTGGCGAGCGTCTTGCCTGCGCCGGTCACGCACGCGCCGCACTTGGTGCAGCGATAATTGCCGCCACTGGCGGGCTTGGTTGCGCCGCCGCACTCAGGGCAGTGGGGGGTCGAGTTGGTCTCCGCTGCCTTCAGCAGGCTCAGACGGGTGGTCAGGGTTTTCATTGACGGTTCCCTCTATCGTGACATCACCCGCTGCGAGGGCGTTAAGCTGCGATGCAATCTCGAACTGCTGCCGCTGCAATTCCAGCGCTCGGTCGCGCTGTTCGGGCGGTAGCCGGTCGACCATTTCCAAATCCACACCCAGCGCCGAAAGATTAAACTGGGTGTTGTTCACCTCAACTTCAGGCGGTCCGGCGATGCCGCGCACACGCCGTTCGGCGTTGATAGCGGTCACCAGGGCACTGATGGTGCCTTCCAGTGTCTTGGCCGATACCTGCCGCATGGCGATAGCCGACAGGGCGGAAAGCTGCGCGGCCTTGAGCGCCTTGATATGCCGCTCGTTGATGCTCAGCAGTGTTTCCTCGGCCCGCTCCAGCGACTTGTTGGTCAGCCGCCGCTGATAGTCGTCGCGTTCCTTCTGCCAGCCGAACTGGCGCGCCCAGTTGGTGATAGACGACGTCGCCGGGCCAAACGGTATCTCGGCCTCAATCTGCACCGGGGAGAACCCGGCCACAAACAGGGTCTTGACCGCCGTTTGCCACGCCGGACTCCAGGGCGCGCCATGCGAGGCCGGGCGCGGCAGCAGCTTTAAGCTTTCCAGGTCAACATCGAACTGCTTGAGAGTCTCGGCGCTCATATTTTTCCCAAACGACGGCTTGGGATATTCTCCCCTATATCAGCTTCGCCGTCAATTTTCCGAGGTTTCCGATTGCCGCAGCGCCGCTTTCACCGTTTGGGATAACGGGGTCTCTTCCGCCCACAGGTACGAGCCATGGTACTTGCGCAGCCAGTCGTCCTCGGTCGCGCCAGGACCAAGCGCCGCCGACAACCGGCTGAGCAGCGGCACGTCACCGCTGAACTGGCCGTTGTTCACCCGGCCGACCTCGACCGCGCCCTGGCCGGTCATTTTCAGAATAGTTAGCATGCGCGCTCCTAGTAAAGCTGGTTCCGGACTTGCTTGCCGGTGTACTCGGTCACAATTTGATTCCACAGGTCGGTGCCCGCAAGCTCGCCGCCCGGGATTTTGCCGTAGCGCAGCAGGAAATCCGCCCGGGCACGCACCGCCTTGGGAAACGACTCGTCGCGGAGCACCGCTTCCAGCTTGGGCCGGTCCTTGGCTTCGACTTCCCAGCCTGCGGTCATACGGACGTAGGGCGAGTCCAGCGGCTCGTCGTTGAAAACCAAGCGACTGGTCGCGCCTATCTCGCCGGTGTTGCCGTGGTCTATCAGCCAGTCCTTGCCGTCCTGGTCAATCAGCACGTTGGTCATGTTGCGGTCAAGCTGGTTCATCAGGAAATCGACCAGGGCGTGCTCAAAGTTGTGGAAATGATGGTTGATGGCCGGGTCCAGCCACCAGTCAAACCGCTCGTGGACATGGTTGGGGTCGCTCATGTCCTGCACAATCGGGTGCGTGTTCGGCAAAAACTCCGAGCGCACCGTGTTCTGCTCGACCTCGGTCAGCGCCGAACGTGCGCCCATCAGCACCGACAGGCGCGAGCCAAGTAGCTCGTTCTCTTTCTCGTAGTGTGTCTTTATCTGTTTCTCGACCACGCGCTTCTCGCCGGTCGGGGACTGGATAATAACCAACTGCGGCTCGTTCCAGCCGTGCCCTATCTTGCCAATGGCCTGACCTTCACCGGCCAGCTTGTCGAACTTGGTGTCCAGCGGTGTGGCGTTGGGCTGCGGCTTAGGCGTTTCGCCTTGCTCGCGTTCCTGTTGAGCGCGGTCGCGGTATGCCTGCGCCTTGGGTGCCAGCTTGGGGGCGAATTCGCCGCCCTTGGGGCTTCCGGCAGGCTCGCGGGGGTGCTCGTCGGAGTGCCACACTTCCTGGATGGGATGGGCCTCAGGGAACCGGCGAGCGAACTCATCGGCGGAAAGTGCTTTTGCCAGCGTGCCTCGAACCCCATTAAAGTTATAGC